ATACCAACAAAATATTCGATTATTTTGGACACTTTTTTTAAATTTTGGACACTTTCTGTGGTATATATCTCTATATGAAAAGGAAAAAGAGATACAAACACGCTTTAATCAATAAAAAGAAGTATTATTTCTATACAATTAAGTGGTTGGACATCACCGGCGACGCGGGGCATAAGAATAAAGATGAGATGGAGAAGCTGCCGATTTGTAAAATGATTACACAAGCCTACGTTTACAAAAAAACTAAAAAATATCTAACTACGTTTAGTTCTTATGATCAGGATGATGAAGTGTTTAGTGACACCAATATATTTCCTATCGGTTGTATCTTATCAATGGAAAAGATTACTCTGTGATTTTTTTATTATCAGGAGTGACATCTATAATTTGTGAATAGTCGTCTAAAATTTGTTTCATCTTTGCTTCTAGCTCTTGTTCTGATAGGTCCTCTAGTTTTCCTGTTTTTATTATTTTGCGGTCTATATATAATCCTGCTGCTTTGCCTCTGTTTGTTTCCGCATTCACTGCAGCACTCCAAGCACCCTTCTTCAAGGCAGCGTCTTTAATTCGCCCAAGTTCTGCCACATGAGTGGCGTAATTCACTTCGTATTTTTTAAGTCTCTCTTCCTTCAGCTCGCCAATGTATTTGACTACAAGCGGGTTTAACTTTGGGTTGGTTAGTTCTGACCCTTCTTGCCTACATCTTTTTTCGCTGTAGCCAGCTTGTTTTGCTGCCTCTGTTTTTGTAAGTGGTCCATCAGGTCCACCGAATACAAGTAGTTCAGCAAATCTCTTCTGCATTTCTGTTAATCTCTTTGGTAATCCCATATTGACTTTTTAGAGTAACAATCCTATACTGTCAAGTATTATGGTAATGACAAAGAAAGACGTAGAGGAATATGAGAAAATGATAACTAAGTTGGAGAATGAGAAAGGTCCTAACGATTTGGAGATGCAGATAGAATATTACAAATCAATGAATAAAATCCTACAGAATAAAATTATTGACTCACACAATAAGATAAAAGAGTTGGAAAAGATAGAGGGTGTTCATCGTAAAATCAATGGTGATTTAAGAAAAGAAGTCTATGATTGGAAGATGAAAGCTGCCAAAGCAGATGAATATAAATCTACTATTGAACAGCAACGAATGATTATCAGTGATCTCAGTATTGCTAATCAAAAGAAAAAATAATGTACGTAAAACATCTTCAAGAATATTTAGATAAGTTCACTCAGGGTCCAGGTGGTACACGTGGTAATGCTGTAAGTAATGCTAAGATATACGTTATGAGTGAGAAAGGTTACTTGGAGGAGATAAGACGTATTGAAGTTCACGAAAGCACAGATCCAAATGACATATCTATTAGAGTGGTATTGAAACCTCAAAGAGAAGAATTGTTGATTATGCCTCCAGGATACGTCAAAGATTATTGACAGCTGTAACTCTGAAAAAATGAGAGGTCCAGAGTCAAAACTTTATCAAAAATTTAAGAAAGCAACACCTCAAATAATATGGAATCGTATAGAGAATTTGGCTGTCCCTGGTATGCCAGACGCATTGGGATATAATAAAAATCACTTCTATTTTACAGTTGAGTTTAAAGTCACGAAGGGTAACAAAGTTAGATTATCACCTCATCAAATTGCCTATCACGTGACACATCCTAAGAATAGCTTCATCTGCATTGAGCACCTCGGTTCATGCACCGTGAAACTTTATGAAGGGTCCGTGATCCGTGAGCTTGTAGCTTGCGGCTTGAAGCTTGAACCTTGTAGCTTGGGGCTTGATGCTTGCAGCTTGCGGCTTACAGAGCTTGGTGCTTGAAGCTTGTAGCTTAATCCACTAACGTCGATACAAAAATTATGGGCCATGGGCCTCCTGTTAGCAGCCATGAAACTCTTCCTTAAATGAAGCAATAGCTTCTTCCTCAGTCATAAAGTAATATACTCTAGTGACCAGATGTTGGTCCACGGTACAGGAGATCCGTACCGCTCCTTCTCCAGGTGTTCTATCAACTACCATACATCTCCTCGCAGTAGCCATCTAGATCCAGGTTATCACAGAAGCCGATGTTTACACGGTCCCCACCCCAGTAACCTTCTACCTCTTTCGTCCAGGTGTTAACCCATATTGTCGGTCCGCCTCCTGCTACCAGCAGCTCTGCTCCCAGGTAACGTTTACTGCTGTCCACATAATATCTTATATCGTAGGTGTCTTCCATCCATTCGCCAGCTGACTGCTCATCTGGATTCGTGATACTGTCTGCAATGTTCACACACATCCTTCGAAGTTGCTCTTCGCTGGTCTCGCCCTTCCTGTTCTTAGATCTCTTTAGCGGCGTACCGCTCTCTTCAAATTTAACTTCCATATTTTTCCTTTCTGTTTACCTGCAGTCTACTACAGGATTGTGGCAAGCTTGTGGCTTGCTTGTGGCTTGCGGCTTGTTGCTTTTGGCCAAGTAATTATACTAACGCCACGTCTGGCTTACTTGACCCCAGATCCAACTGCCAACTAGCAATGCTAGGCGGTATTCGGGTACCATGCTCCCCTAGACAATTGGATCAGGGCTCAAGGGCGGTGGTGGTTAAAGCACCGCCTTTGACCTGAAAGGACTGCAACTAGAGGTAGTGCAATTAATTAGGAAGTTAAGCATTGCTTTTTTCCTGTTCATCCACTTGGTTTTCTAGTTACATAATCCTAACTTAATATAAGACTTGACTTTCTTTTTGTCAAGGGATAATATAGGATAATTATAAATACTAACAGAAAGGACATATGCCAAAAATAAGAATGAACACCGAGTTTCGAAACAAGCTCTTTAATAAAATTAAAGATGTTTTTGAAAAAGAAGAAACTCAGGAGAGACAAGCATTTATGGAAAGTCGAGAAACTTTCAATGATATGCAAAATCACACCTTTGATGTTGCGAGAGCAGTGGTCAATAGATCATACCCATCTGAAGATGTAAATACTTTACAACACTTCAAGAAAAAGTATGGCGACCCTTGTGATGTTGTAGCAAAAGATAAATGCTTTTACTTTGCACACTCCGAAGATGTTGATGACGAGGGCGAGAAAACAGAAACCTCATCTCACTTTGACTTTGGATTGTATGGCAATCTAAATGGTAATGAGTATGGTAGTAGCGAGGGTGGACAGCATTTTGCCCACGCTTATTTCCGAGAGGAGTTAAAAGCTGAGGGCTTGAACCCCGATATTATCGCTCAACAAAGTGGTAAAGATAACAACCCACATAAAACTAAACACGTTGAGGCAAACGATAAGTTTCTAGGTAAGGGTAATGCTCGTTATTATCAAACTAATGAAAATGAAATTGGTTTGACTAGAAGTTATAACGAACCATTTTTTCTTGACGTGATTGGAACTAGCCATTGTAGAAGTAGAGCGATAGCTTGCAGTAAAAAAGAATACGAAATCTTTTTAATGTGGCGAGAGGCGAAAGCTATGGTGGTATCGAAACACCAAACTTGGATTGATAGTTTGCAAAAACAATTCGACCAATTAAAGATTGGATTGAAAGCATACAGATATTTAAGTGAGGGTATTGAACTTGCTAAAGAACTTGGAATTGAAATTGACGAGGCAGAATTAGTTAGAACTAACTCTACTGGCTTGACAATCTATAACCCAAGCAATCTTGCAAATCTTATCAAAGGTATGAAAAACAAAAACGTATCGAGAGAAGATAAAATCAAGGCAAGAATACAATACGAAAAACAAAGCGTTAATTAACACTTGACATAGTAGGGATTATCCCTTATAATCCCTACTATAAACAATAGAAAGGACATAATGAAAGCACAAACACAAATAAATATACCCGAAAAATTTTACGTAACTTATTATGCAAAAAAACATAAAAAGTTTGTAACAAGAAAGGGTCAGTACTCACACCCCGATAACGTATTTACAACTGGTAAATATTTTATCTCAAAGAAAGGCGAACCATGTTTCATTTATTACGACTTAGACGCAGATGGTTGGAGACAAGCAACTTGGGCGATGACAATTAAGGAGAGAGCATGACTTGGATATTATATATATTGTTGGTAGCTATGGTATTCGGAATATGGAGTGTGTACGATGGTTGAATTATTATCTATAATATTTGTGGAAAGCCCTATCGGGCTTTCCATTATTCTAATTGGTGGGATATTGATACTTGGTTACATGGGGTATAAATCATCATGAAATATCCATGTCAGGGTCCGAACTGCCATACACGAGCAACCAAGGACCGATTTAATAAATCAACTAAAAGGCTCAAAGGACGTAATGCATACTTCTCCATGGAACATGGTTACAGACCATTTACAATCTTCTGTACTACGGGCTGTCAAAATGATTGGATTAATGCCAATGTAGAAAACATCGTGGCTCAAAGACCAATTACATTTAATCGAGAGCGTAAGTTTAGTGAGCAGACGTATCATTTAAGTGCAAATAATTGGTTGATGAAAGATGGAGATGGGGTTGACAATGAATAGATAAATGATAATATAGGACATAGAAAGGACATATATGGAAACAAAAACAAATCATGACTACACGAGACGCAATAGATTTACAGGTGAGTCTATTGAACTAACAGAGGAGGAAGCGATTAAACATGATCAAATATTTTATCATGAAGTACTTGCCACTCTTGAAGATAAAACATTAGGCACAGGTGCTAGCAAACATTGGGACATAATGCGTAAACACTTAGACTGGTTTCGTAAAAATAATGCCAAAGCTTATATGGTTTTATTAGACTAACAAACTTTCTACCTAGGGCCCCCTTCGGGGGCCCTAGGGGTCCCAGACCAATTCTAAAAATCAAAGGACCATTGACCCCCACCCCCCTTAAATTACAAAAAGGGGTCCCACTGCTTTACTATATATCGCTTGATTTAGACACACACCCCTGCTAAAAACGTTTTGGTACCATGGACTTGAATAAGGTAAATATAGAAAAATTACCTGCAGATGTGCGAAAGACCTTTAAACGACTGCAACTACTCCATGCAGAAAAAAAGATACAGAACAAAGCTAAAAATGACTTTCTATCTTTTGTTAAATGCATGTGGCCAGATTTTGTAGAGGGGTCCCACCACAGGCACATTTCAGATAAATTTAATAAATTAGCAACTGGTGAAATAAAACGGTTGATTATTAATATGCCACCAAGGCATACAAAATCTGAGTTTGCATCTTATCTTTTACCATCGTGGATGGTGGGCCGTGAACCAAAACTCAAGATCATACAAACCACGCACAACGCAGAACTAGCCGTAAGATTCGGCAGGAAGTCAAAGAATTTAATCGACTCGGAAGACTATCAAAAAATTTTTAAAACAACTTTACAAGAGGACTCGAAAGCAGCTGGTCGTTGGGAGACGGCACAAGGCGGTGAATACTTTGCTGCTGGTGTAGGTGGTGCTATTACAGGAAGAGGTGCTGATCTATTAATCATAGATGACCCACACTCGGAACAAGATGCAATGTCCAAGACTGCATTAGAATCTGCTTACGAGTGGTATACATCTGGTCCTCGTCAACGTCTGCAACCAGGTGGTAAGATTGTACTGGTTATGACTAGATGGTCTACCAAAGATCTAACAGGTATGTTGATTGCTAATCAGAAAGAAGCGAAAGCTGATCAGTGGCACGTGGTCGAGTTTCCAGCAATCATGGACCACGGAACACCAGTATGGCCAGAGTATTGGGACAAAGACGAATTAGAAAAGGTTAAAGCAACACTGCCCGTGGGCAAATGGAACGCACAGTGGATGCAACAGCCAACATCAGAAGAAGGAGCTATCATCAAGAGAGAATGGTGGCAGACCTATACCAAAGATTACATACCACCACTACAACACGTTATACAATCTTACGATACAGCTTTTATGAAAAAAGAAACATCAGACTATTCTGCAATCACAACGTGGGGTATTTTTCATCCAACCGATGACTCAGGGGCTAATCTTATATTATTAGATGCCATCAAAGGTAGATACGAGTTCCCAGAACTTAGACGTTTAGCTTTACAACAGTACAAGTATTGGCAACCTGAAACTGTGATTATTGAGGCTAAGGCATCAGGATTACCACTGACTTACGAACTTCGTAAGATGGATATACCCGTTATGAACTTTACACCGAGCAAAGGAAATGACAAGCATACCAGAGTAAATGCGGTTGCACCTTTGTTTGAAAGTGGTATGATATGGGCACCAGAGCAGAAATTTGCGGACGAAGTCATCGAAGAATGTGCTGCGTTTCCTAATGGAGACCATGATGATTTGGTCGACTCCATGACCCAAGCGGTCATGCGATTCAGGCAAGGTGGATTAATAGTTCATCCTGAAGACTATGTAGAGGACAAACAACCTAAACGTAAAAGGGTATATTATTAATATGAGATATTTTTTAGAAGCTTACGAATATTTTTATAAAATATTTAAGGATGAAAAACTAGCCAAAGATTTGGCAGAAAAAGCCACTGGTGAAAAAGCACCTCAAGGTAAAATAAATATACCAGAGAAACGTGCTCCTAAAAAATTTGTAACACCTCAAGCTGCAAAAGATGTTATCGCAGCTAGTGATGAAGTTTCACCAAGTTATGCAAAAGGTGATACAAAATATAATGCAGATATTCTAGCTGAAGAGATAGCAAGAAAAAGAGGTTTTATCAAAGAGGGCCAAGACGCTGACGACATGGACGTCAAAGCGTATTCTGAGATATACAGCGAGGCTTATAAATTTTTAACTGATCTCAACAGACTAAACAAAGCAACAAAACAATTAGATGAACCTCAAGTGCTTTTGACTAAAAAAGATAGAGGAAGTTTACTAACTATAACAAGTAAATTTTCTAACCCTATGAAATCTGATTTTATAATGAGTGGTTTAGATGGAACAACAGAAAGTCTTTACGTTTCTCTTAGAAGAGAAAAAGAAATGTTTCGTGGTAATTTAGAAAAAGATTTAAATTATGCAAAATATAAAAACTTAGCTATAGGTAAATCAGATATAGATAATATTATACACAACATAAAAATATATAAAAGTATTTCTAAAAAGGTAGATGAACTATCGGATCAATTGATAGATCAAGGAAAAGATCCAGAGAAAGTTTTTGATACTATGCTTATATCAAGGTCAACACCAAAAAGTATTGTGGATAAAATGAATGAGTCCACTGATAAAATAAAAAAACTTCTTAAAGAAATGGAAGATCTAAGTTCTGGTAAAACAGAAAAAGATAGAAAAGCTTTAGCTAAGATGGAGTTTACGGGTAAAGGTTATGGAGAGAACTCTCCAATATTTAGAGGTTTGGTTAGACCGTTCTTAAAAGATGAAGCTGAGTCAGGCAGAATAGAATTATCACCTGAAGTTTATAATGCTATGAAAACTGGTGGTCATCCTTTTATCGATCCTATTAAAATATTCAGACACCACTATGGCGACGATGCTTTTGATAAAGTTGGTAAATACATAGATGATAATTTTAATTTTGATCAAGGTATTAGATACCCAGGTAGATTTGAATTTAGAAAAGCAGACATTGTACCTAAAAATAAAAAAGCTCCAGGTAAAACATATGATCACTATAGTCTACCAGCAGAGTTAGATGTGAAGATTTCACAGATTGATAGTTTAATATCTGACATAGAAAAAGGTAATGTTTCGCTTTACAGAGATAAAGATGAAATAGTAAGAGGTATAATGGAACAAAATACAAAGAGAGCAGAACTTGTAAAAGTTAGAAATGAACTTGCACCAGAGGATACAAAGATATTACCAGGCGATGAGGTTTTAGAATCAGCAGATATTTTTGAGTTTCCTGATGACACAAACTTTGCAGAGGGAGGCATAGTCTCGATATAATGACAAAAGTAATTTTTAACTACGGCACAGGAAAGTTTGAATCTATGGAGCCTAGCATGAATGATAGGTTTGATCTTAAAAGATTAAAAGCCGCCGCACCTTTATTAGCACCAGCTCTTCTACCTGCAGCTGCAACCTTTTTAGGTTTAACTGGAACAGGTCTTGTGTTGCAACAAAAAATTCAAAACTACTTTGAAAACAATCCTGATGCATTACCTAAGTTTAAAGAGTATTTAAAAACTATGGGCATGGTTACACCTTTCGGTACATTACCAGGTGATCAGCCAGAGGAAGAAGAGAGAATAAGAAAAGAATCAAAAGAACCTATAGGTGGTGGTTTTGGATCAGCTGATGATTTAGATACACCAAAACTTAAAGGCACGGAAATACCTAAAGAAACAAAAAAAGACATACCTGTAAACATACCACCTAAAGTAGAACCATTACCTGGTTTTCCCATTGATGAAGAGGCGAGGTCTCCACAGATATTTCCTATAAAAGTAAAAGGAGGCGAAAAAAAATTATACGGTTTAACTGAGGATGAGTACAAAGCTAGAGCAAAAGAATACGCTAGACAAAAACGTGAAAGAGAAAAAGCAGGAGATACTGAAAAGTTTAGACCTGATCCAGAAAAAGAATTAGTAATAAATACTGCTATTAAAGAATATAGAGACGTAGCTCCTCCGATTAAATCAGGAGATAATAGAGCGTATAAACCAGGGAACACTGGCTTTGAAACTATTAAAATTGCAACTGAGGAATTTAGAAAACAGTATGGAAGAAACCCATCAAGCACTGAAATACAAAAATACACTGGTAATGATAAAGGCACGATAAGAAGAGCTTTTCAAAACCACGGCGACATTCTTGGTGAGTTAATGTCTACAAAAGATTATAGATTAATAAGTCCTAAAACAGTCGATACAAAATTAACAGAAGAGTATCAAGAAAGGGATAGAAATAAATTATTAAATGAAGCCATAGAATTAGATACTGCAAGAACTTATAAGGATGAAGTGTTTTTTAAAAACGATGAACGTAGAAATTTTTTTATAGATAACTTTATTAAAAGAGCAAACTTTGGATTAAATAGAAAAGGAGTTCCTGGTCTAACTTATAAAGAACTAGCAAAAAAATTTAACATGAGTGAAGGACAGGTTAGTAAAGTTATTCAAGTCTTGCAAAAAGATCCTTTAATTAGTTCTCAACTAGATAGACCAGAAGGTAGAGATGCAAGTTATTACGGAACAGTTAATAAACAAGTTTTAGCAGAGGGTCGTAAACAATTAGCTCCGTGGGAAAGATCTAACGTTGACATACAAGATAACAAAGTAACTGAAGTAAATAAAATATTATCTGGACTAACTTTAGATGAAGTTAAGGAACAATATCCACAAATAATCACAGACTTTAAATGGAAGCTAGCTAAAACAGGCGACGATAAAGGTAAAATAATAGAGGTAGATAGACCTGATGAAAAACTAGAAAAAGATATTAAAAAAGCGTTTTCTATAGAGCATGGTAAAAATAAATCAACAAGAGAAGTTGATATACAGAGATTAACAAACAGGTACTTTACAACTAAAAAAAATAATGATCTTCTTGTATCGATAAAAGCTTATATTAAAAGAGAAGGTGAAAGTTCACCTGAAATAAATGATTGGTTAACAGAAAGAGGCATTAGAATAATTGTTGATAAGAAATCTTACGGTGCACCTCCAGAAGTAATGTTTAATTCAAAGACAGGTGAGCACGTAAGTTTTAATAAAGCTTTAGAATTTTATGGTCTTGATGGTGATGTCACTGGTCCAACAAAAGAACAATATGAAGCATTAAAATTAAAAGACGACATAAACGAACAATTTGGAGAAGGCACGATAATGACTGCTGACGAAGCACCTGAACCAGACTCAAGCATCTTGCGTAGGTTGTTTCAAGATTTTAAAGAAAGAACGGGTTTTCAAGATGGCACACCTAATCCAATAATTGATGAGCTAATATCATCTATTGATAATGACAATGTTTTTAAAAAGGTGTCCGAAGAAAATAGTTTTTTAGGTGATGTGGTTGGTAAAGAAGGTGATAGAACCATGATGCAAAGATTTAATACACAGTTTCTTGATCCACGATCCTATCCATACTATGCACAAAAAACATTAAGAGGTGCTGCTAACATACCAGAACTTGCTTTTAGGTTTCCATTAGCGGCTGCATACATTTTTGGAAAAGCTAGTCTTGCTACATCAACAGCTGATCTAAGTAAATTTAGCATGGAGGATATTAGAACAGCAATGGAGATATTAGAACCTAAGTTTACAAATTTAGCACTAGAAGGAAAGCTTGGAGATGTATTAGGCTTATCACCTGAAGCTATACAAGCTGTGGAAGAAAAAAGAACAGGTCCACAAAAAACCACTGGAAGTCTTTTACAATTTGGTGCTGAGGCAGTTGGACCAGCATCACCAGTATTTTTATTTAAAATGTTTCCTAAGTTGCCAAAACAAATTAAAGATTTAGTTGGCACGGCAACTGCTGCAGACAAAGTAAATAAAGAAATAGAATCTAGAATGGCCACACAAGGTGTAGATCAAACAAGAAGAGATCTTTTAATAGCGACAGGAGTGGGTGGAGCAGTTGGTCTTCTTAAAATGTTAGGACTAGATAGTTTATTTAAAGCTGCACCTAAAGCTGTAAAAGCTACACCAGAACTAGTTACGACAGGTGGCACACCAAAATACTTTTTTGACTTTGTAGATTTAATTAGGAAAAAAGGAAAGAATATATCAGAAGAAGCAGGCACAGTTGCAAGAGAAAAAGTTTACGATTACAACGGCTATACTCTTTATGAAAAATTAGATACGGGTGAAATAAGAATTACAAAAGACACAGAAGGTTCAGCCAGTTATTATATTGGTGATGGTGAATATGACACTATTGATGGTATAATTAGAAAAGAAGAAATAACTTACACACCAAAAGAAACAATAATTAACGACAAAGGTAAACCTGTAGAGGTTAAAGACACTTATGATGAAGCCACAATGAAACCTGATATAGATGGTGGCGACGGAGACTATGACGCTGGTTTAGAATCTCTTGATGATATATTAGAGATGTTATCTAGAGATGGTAAAACATATTCAAAAGAAGAATTATTAAAAATGGGTGTAGATGCAGATGCACTTAGTAATTATCCAACAGGTGCAGGCAGCATACCTGAGGGTCGTATTGGTGAGGCTGATCCTTTTAAACCTAAAAAAGCAGGTGGAGGTATTATGAAAATGGCAGGTGATGAGTCTGGGCCCCCACCAAAATCAGGGCCTACACCACACGGCTTGCCTTCTTTATCTAAAAATGTTAGACCTATCAAGGAGCGTAAATAATGGCAGATATTGAAAAGACTCTTTCGGAGTTAGGGACCTCTGTAAAAATAGAAGGACCTGATCAAGAGGTAGAATTAGAAAAACAAGAAGAGGCAGTTAAAACACCTGTTGAAATAAATCCAACAGAGGACGGCGGTGTAGAATTAAACTTTGACCCAAGCAAAGTAAATGTAGAGGGCACGCCAGGACACTTTGACAATTTAGCAGAATTATTACCAGATGATATTTTAGATCCTATTGGATTAGAATTATTTCAAAATTACACAGACTACAAAGCATCTAGAAAAGATTGGGAAAAAGGTTATACCGATGGACTTGATCTATTAGGGTTTAAATACGAAAATAGAACAGAGCCTTTCCAAGGTGCATCAGGAGCTACACACCCTGTTCTTGCAGAGGCAGTAACACAGTTTCAAGCTGGAGCTTATAAAGAACTCTTACCTTCAGAAGGACCAATAAGAACTCAGATTGTTGGTAATAGTGATCCACAAAAAGAATCACAAGCACAAAGAGTAAAAGAATACATGAACTATGAACTTATGGAAAAAATGGCTGAGTACGAGCCAGAGTTTGATCAAATGTTATTTCACTTACCACTGGCAGGATCTACATTTAAAAAAGTTTACTACGATGATTTATTAGGCAGAGCTGTATCTAAGTTTGTACCAGCTGATGATTTAATTGTGCCATACTCTGCAACATCTTTAGATGATGCGGAAGCTATCATACACGTTTTAAAAATGTCTGAAAACGATTTAAGAAAACAACAAGTAGGTGGTTTTTATTCTGACATAGAGTTAGGAGCACCATCTATGATGAAAGATGAAGTTGAAGCAAAAGAAAGAGAATTAGAAGGCACTAAAAAAACTGGTAGACAAGAACCAGTTTATACTTTGTTAGAGTGTCATATAAATTTAGATTTAGAAGGTTTTGAAGATAAGGACGCGAATGGAGATTTTACAGGAATCAAGCTCCCATACATTGTAACTGTAGAAGAAGGTTCGCGAAAAGTTCTTTCTGTTAGAAGGAACTTTAATCCTGACGATCCAAGAAAAAATAGAATACCTTACTTTGTCCACTTTAAATTTCTGCCAGGA